AATGTAAACAACGCAGTTATCATAACAATTTCAATTATAAATAAAATATATATAGTTTTTGATGTCATATTCAATTCGCGTTGGATATACTCAAAGAAATCGATTATCAAACAAGGAATATAAAATATGAAATTGATGATAAAACCAAGTATTCCCGGGCGGTTTTTCAAATAATTGCTGTATAGGTAAAAAAATATAGCCAACCCAACGGAAATTATAACCATTGCGATTACGAATATTACGTAACTCATCGTTTTTAGTTGACTGGCCGTAAATGTGGTAGCGAGGTAAGAGATAGTAAACGAAAGACCCATTATAATGAAACTGATTAATACCATAACAGTGCTTGTGTTTCCATTTTGTAATGACGGATAGATAACAAAAAGAACGATCAATAAAAGAAATATAATTAATCCTGCATAAACATATGTATCCATCGAAAAATTCTCTTCTATTCGTGCGAAATTATAAAAGAACAAGATTGACGCAATTAAAATTGCATAAACAAATGCGTATTTTATAAAATTGTTTGTTTTTGATAAGTTAAACATCATATCTTGAATATTGTTTCTTTTTGTTTGTATATTATTCATTATATCGTATATATATTTGACGATATAATAATCATGCTAGAATTACAAATTCTCAATTGTTGTTTTTTTACCATGACATTCACGACATAATGCTACTAAATTGTCAATGTGATTACTTCCTCCATACTCTAGGCGGATTTTATGATCCACTTCAAACCATGCGGTAAGTTGCTCTCCGCAATCTCCACATCGCCAATTTTGACTAGATGCAACAAATTTTTTTTTTGTTTCACTAACACTTCGTTTTGTTGCTTTTTTACCAGACCCCATTATTCGGTTTTCTGCGGTCTGTTGGTTAGCTGAGATAATAGGATTATTATAGTACCCTTCACCGCCGCCCTTGTTAGAAGCATAATTACCTGAATAATTCTGTTTGCTAGTAAAGTCCAAAATAGGCGATATTATGCTACTTGTGCTCTTGTCAATCGGTAAATATTTTACATAGTCATTTGACGCAGATAAGATTTGACCGGCTTTCATTGGATTTTTCTTGATAAGCCAATAAATCATTAAGCCACCAAATGCCACGCCAGCCATCTGGTAGTATTTTTTCCATGATAATAATAATTTGAAATACTTACCTTCCGTGTAAATGTTTGCTATAATGAATGCTGTTATGCAAAATAATAGTATTTCAAATCTCATTTGTATATGTATATTACATTAAAATGAGATATTTATTCAAGCAAGCGAGGTGTTAATAATAAACGTATATCATAAATAAGGTAATTAATATAAGAGCAATGTAGATATAGTGTTTTTTTATTTTAAATTTTTCGGCGATGCGAATTGTTTTATGCTTATATTCTGATTTATATAGATCTAAACTCCTTGCTAATGAGATCTCTTCTTTTCCTAGCATAACATTTACTTTATTATGTATGAAACATACCCATCGAATGAACGATTCGCGATTTCCAAGATAAGGAGAAACCGGATATTTGTCTAATAATTTACTAAATTTGTTTCCCATTTCTTCGTTCGGAATAAATAAAGGTAGGTTTTGTATCAGATCGTAATATTTGCGTTTTGTAACGTCATTCGGCGTTAATGGATAAGAATGAGAAATAGTATGAAGAAAAAACCAATAATGTGGACCCCACACGGATGGATCAAATTGCATTCGTGAATAATTATATAAAGACTTTGGATTATAATCATATAGCTTAATCGAATTATATATGAATGATAACTATTGCAACAACTGTGGTAAAATTGGCCACTTATTTCACCAATGCAAAATGCCTATTACTAGCATAGGAATAATTGTATTCCGTAGAAATGAAACGCTTCCGCAAAATAATGTGGAATATTTGATGATCCGTAGAAAAGATACACTGGGTTTTATCGATTTTATGCGAGGAAAATATTCCATCTATAATAAAGACTATATCATTAATATGATGAAGCAAATGACATTGGCGGAAAAACAAAAGTTGCTGAACTATACATTTGCTGAACTATGGAAAGATATTTGGGGGAGCGAGGATATTTCAAACCAATATAAGATAGAGGAAATAGTTTCAAAAGAGAAATTCAATTCCTTAAAAAGTGGTATTATGAACAAGAATGAATTATACGACTTGAATACAATTATTGAAGAAAGTAATCGATACGATACGTGGGATGAACCTGAATGGGGCTTTCCTAAGGGTAGAAGAAATTTTCAGGAAAAAGACTATGAATGTGCGATACGGGAATTTCAAGAAGAAACCGGTTTTGATACGCGAAAACTACGAATTGTGGAAAATCTTATGCCTTACGAAGAACTATTCACAGGATCCAATTATAAATCTTATAAACACAAGTATTTTGTATCTTTCATGCAATTCAATGATACGTTAAGTATGGGAAATTTTGAACCTTCCGAAGTAAGTAAAATGGAATGGAAATCTTACGACGACTGTGTTCAGTGCATGCGTCCTTATAATTTAGAAAAAAAGAAGCTCATAACAAACATTAATAATTGTTTAACGAAATACAAACTCTTATCGTAGCGGGAGGGGGACTTTGGTTTCTACCTCTTGCCTCTCCTGTCATTATGTATTCATTGATCGGCGTCGTAGAACGGCTCGGATAATTATATCTATAGTTTGTATAGACATAATTGATATAGAATGAAAGATATTACCAAAAAATATAAGTCGAATAAGAATAATGTTACACAAAAGATAAATAAAGGCGGAATAGGACCTCTGCCTGCACTTACTGAAGAAAAAGAACAAGCGGAACGTCAACGGGCAATTGATTTGATCAAAGAGATACTAGTTGGTATGAATAATGGAAAAGACGTCATTCAAATATCCGAACCAAAGACTACCGAACGCAAAAAAACGAGCGGAGTAAACTCAGAGATCCGTAAGGTTTATATCAATGGCAAGAACGCCGATCGTAGAGCATTATCTTATATTTTTGCCGAAATAACAGGTATAGATAAATTTAGAATAAATCATACCACCACTTCTGGTGAGTATAAATCACATGCCATTTTGGGAAATAAAATGAGAAACGTTGCAGATATAATGAATGGCGTGGAATATGTAAAGGGTAAAGATACAATTCGTTTATTTGGCATACGTGACTTTTTGCGGGAATATTTGACGGAATACACTGCAACATATTTACAGGCAAGAGAAAATAGAAGTATTACAAAAGACCTTCTTGATAGTAGCCCTGTTCATATTAAAAAAACACACGAGAATATTCCCACCGGTGTATTAGAAAGCGCTCCCTTGGACATTGATAAAAACTCACGTACTTTGTTGGATCCATTCTTTTACATAAACGAAGAAAACGAAACAAAATTACGAGAACCCTTTTTGGAAACCGAAGAACAAGAGGCGCCGAAACATAAAAAAATAAAGACGAAGATATTATTACAAAAGTCAGATATCCAAGAAGAAATCGAAGAGCCCAAGGAAGAGCAACCAGTAGAAGTTGTTGTTGAAAAACCTATATTGGAAAGAAGTATGGAACCAACCCAAGAAATTGTTCCCGAACCAGTTGCTGCTATGGAAACCGAAACATTAACGATATCCAAAAACGAAAATGAATTACCGGACGACGAAATATTACAAACAGACGAAGAGGCCGCTCTAGAAATGGGGCTTTTGGAAACAAATACAACGGCGCCTCAAACCGAAACACGCAATATTTTATTAGAAAAAGAAAGAGCAGAATTCGAAGCAAATAAAGAGAACAAGGAGTACGATTTTTTATATCCTAGTTTAAATGACCCCAATTTCAATATCAAGATCGCGAAACGAAAAGAGTTTTATGATACTAGCTATAATGGTACCATCTATGATATCAAAAAACAGGCCGAAATCCTATGTAATGCCGATTTCGAGCTTATGCCACACCAGTTATTCGTGAAAAACTTTTTATCTTTTCAAACACCATACAATAGTCTTCTCTTATACCATTCTTTGGGTACGGGTAAAACGTGTAGTGCAATAGGCGTGGCTGAAGAAATGCGTGCTTATATGAAACAGGTGGGAATAACACAACGTATTATTGTGGTCGCTTCTCCTAACGTAAAGGCTAATTTCCGCATGCAGTTATTTGACGAAACCAAATTACGTTTGGAAAATGGACTTTGGAACTTGAACACATGTATTGGACGTGAATTATTAAGTGAAATCAATCCCACAAGCATGAAAGACATCCCACGAGAGCGCGTCATTAGCCAAATTAACGCGATCATTAATAGCAATTATGTGTTTATGGGTTACCGCGAATTAGCAAATTATATCGGTAAAGTTACCAATATTTCCGACGAAACCGGGTTCAATGCCGAGGATAAGAAGTCGCTTCAGATCAAAAAGATTAAGAAGAATTTCAATAATCGTTTGATTATCATTGACGAGGTTCATAACATCCGTATCACGGATGATAATAAGGAAAAAAGAACGGCGGAACTTTTGATGACGGTTGCAAAACATTCTGATAATTTACGCCTTTTGTTATTATCTGCCACGCCGATGTATAACAACTACAAAGAGATCATTTGGTTATTGAACTTGATCAATGCCAATGATAAGCGCGCCACCATTGCCATTACTGATATTTTTGATAAAGAGGGCAATTTCAAACCCGAGCGTACATTACCAGACGGGCGTGTTATCGAAGGCGGAAAAGAAATATTGATGCGTAAATTAACCGGTTATGTTTCTTACGTGCGTGGTGAAAACCCATACACATTTCCTTATCGCATTTACCCCGAAACATTTGCAAAGGATCATTCTATTAAATCCGTAACTTATCCGACGGTTCAAATGAACGGAAAACAAATCGAAGACCCCATTCAAAACATTCCTGTGTACGTCAGTTCGATTGGTGAATATCAGCAACATGGATATGATTTCATCATGAATTATATGAAAACGAGAACATTTAATCGTACGAATGCCTATGGTGTTGAAATTAATATGCCCACATTTGAGAACATGGACGGTCTTGGATATACGTTGTTATTGATCCCATTGGAAGCATTGGATATTGTTTACCCGAATGTCGAGATGGATAAAATTATTTCAAAATTAACGGTGGTTACTGAGGGACAGCAGCCCAAAACGATACCGATCACGGAAGCCGTCGCTGATTATACCACGGAACAAAGTAAAGAAATCATTGATAATATGATCGGAAAGCGCGGATTGGCGAACGTTATGTCATATAGGACAGTGGATGCTCCTCATCCGCTTCGTCATGAGTTCGATTATAAACCCGATATCGCACAAAACTATGGCCGTATTTTCGCGCGCGAGAACATTGGCAAATACAGTAATAAAATATCGTCCATTTGTGAACGCGTAATGAATTCAAAGGGCGTTATCATTGTTTATTCGCAGTACATCGATGGAGGTGGCGTACCAATCGCACTTGCGTTGGAAGAAATGGGCTTTGCTCGATGGGGTGCTGCTCCTTATACAAAGTCATTATTTAAGACCCCTCCCACGGAACCGATCGATGCAATTACCATGAAGCCGAAAAGCCAAGTGGCGGAAAATTTCCGCCAAGCTAAATACGTAATGCTTACTGGTGATAAGTATTTCTCGCCTGATAATTCGGAGGATATTAAACAGGTGGTTAGTAAAGATAATAAAAACGGAGAACTCGTCAAGGTGGTCATTATTTCTATGGCCGCATCAGAGGGTTTGGATTTCAAAAACATTCGCCAGATCCATATTCTCGAGCCATGGTATAATATGAACCGTGTAGAACAAATTATTGGTCGCGGTGTTCGTAATTTGAGCCACTGTGCGTTACCGTTTGAGGATAGAAACGTCGAGATTTACTTACATGGAACCGCCCCGAGAAATAACGAAGAACCAGCCGATTTATACGTATATCGTTTGGCGGAAAAAAAAGCCAAACAGATCGGTGAGGTAACGCGCTTATTGAAGGAAACCGCGGTGGATTGTATTTTAAATATTGGCCAAACCAATTTTACAGTGGATAAACTATTGGCCATTGCAGAGAACAAAAACATCAAAATAAATCTTTCGAGCAGCCCCGAACCTGTTGATTTCCAAGTGGGAGATCGCCCTTACACGGACATTTGTGATTATAAGATTTGTGATATGAAATGTTCTCCTTTTGAAGAAATAAAAGAGGAAGATGTCGTGAAGGATACATACAACGAAGACTTTGTAAAAATGAACTATTCTATGATTTTGAAACGTATTCGTGAATTATTCAAGGAACAGTCGTTTTATAAATGGGATCAGTTACGTCAACATATTAATCGCGTAAAGGAATATCCTATTGAACAAATTTATTACACATTATCACAGTTTATTGAGAACAAAAACGAATATTTAATTGATCGTTACGGAAGACGTGGATATTTAATTAATAAAGGCGAATACTACGCATTTCAACCCATTGAGGTCAATGACGAGAACGCGTCTATATTTGATCGTTCGGTTCCCGTGGATTATAAACACGAGTCCTTCTTTTTAGAATTACCAAAGAAAGACCAGACAGATAATACACTTTCCATGCAAAAAGGAACTGTTGCGCCAGCTAATGAAGAAGTAGCCGAAAAAACAAATACGTATGAAGAAATATTAAAAGACATGGAACTGAATATTGGAAACGCGTTGGTAAATGAAACCAAGATCGAAACTGGAGAAACAGATTGGTATAAACACGCAAGTAAAGTAATATTGGAATTAAATCAGGTTCACGGCATTCCGTTAACGTCAATTACAAAATATTTGGTATATCATTATTTGGACACATTAACGTTCTCAAATAAGATGATTTTAATAAAACATATATATTCGAAAACGTTCGAAGATAGTGAAGAATACGCTGAGATCGAAGCGACGTTAAAATTGTATTTTGACGAAAAATTGGTGGAATATAAGACATTACGTGGTATTGTTCTTGGTAATAATAATAAATGTCAGATTTATGTTCAATCCGGCGAGGATCGTGCAATGTGGGAGGAGGCAAAACAGACGGATAAACAAAAATTGAGCCAGTTTGTCATTGATAGATATTTGATATCAGCAGCAAAATATGAGGGAATACATGTTGGGTTTATGCATATGTTTAAAAATCTTGACATAGTTTTCAAAGTAAAAGATATGAATATTGAAAGAAGT